GGAACGTTCGAGCACCACTCGGAAAGCGTTTAAGATCGCCGCGTTGTTGGCGTATTCGGTTTGCTTTTCGGTCGGTAGAAACTTACCGTCTCCGAGCGGGTAGGTCTCGTAAAAATTCAGCGCAGCACCGTCCGGCTCGATACTATCAATAAACGGCTTGCTTTCTGCCTGCGCTTTCATATCGGGAAATCGGCGGTAAACCTCCGTCTTGTACTTGAACGGGAGACTATCAACCGCAAAGAGTGCGGGGGTGCTATTACACCCGCGACGTACCTGCTCGACCTTTTCCTCGCGCTGGCACTTTTTGAGCATCGCAACGGACATAATGCCGTCGGTAAGCTCTGCGTGTGTGATACATAATTTGTCGTTGTAGTACTCCATAAATACTGCTTTTTGCTTGCTCCCGCCCCGGACGCGAGCCGGGGAGTTTGCCAATCGGGATTTTTGCTTTGGGGTTATTGGGGGAGGTTGAGCAACCCAACCAAATAGTCGATCTCTTTGTTGGTAAGCTCGAGCCCTATTTGACGTTTGCGGGCAATGACGAAATCGAGCCCCAATTTATCGACAGCCCGCTCGTATGCTCGCTCGTTTCCGGTTTCGGCATTGATGCACAAAAGGGTGTCGCACAGGTCAATAATTTCGTCACGGTGTTTTTTCTTCAATTCCCGCTCTGATTGCTGCCGTTGCTCCTCGGTGAAATTGAATTTTGCGCCCAACTCAATCGGAAAGTCGTTTTTAATATTCCCGATCATGGTCTCCAAGTCTCCCTTGAAATAGTCGGTAAAATAGCCGCCCATTTCCACCAGCTCGGTAAGAGCTTTAATTTCTTTTTCTTTAGTAGTCATGGTATTACGAATTAAGATCATTGTAAATTTTCTGTAAGGAATAGAGCACGTCCCCCCATG